AAAAGTTGAATCTCTTCAGTCAGTACTGCATATTCTTCTGAAGTAGGTTCTAAACTATTGCGTTCATCTATTAGCAATTTTAACTGTTCTATTTCTTTCATCTTTTAATTTTTTATATCCTTCGTCATCTAAATGTGTAATAGCAAGCCAAGCGTGAGTCATTTCATCACCAGTTCTCGAACCGCCCATAACAAACATATCTGGATCTGGATTGTTTGGATTTGCTGCTGTGTTGTCATACCACTGCTTCAGTATTATAACTGCGCCTGCCGGAATCAAAGGAGCTACATCAGGTGAATACAAATGACTGTGATGCCATGTTGCACTCCACTTGCTGATCTGACTGACTTGCTCTGTGCGTCCTGTTTCAGGATAGAAGATTTCTAAACTTGCTGCATTCATACGCAAGTGTCCATGTGGCTGAAAACTATCTAAACGTACAGGATGATCGAAACTGTGAAAGCCCTGAGTCATTGCATATCCATTGGGTGGGACTACTAAATCGTCCTGATCTCCAAGGCGATACAAACTCAAATCTTGTTTGTATTTCAGTTGTGCGCTTTCCTCTTCGGTATATAACCAGAGTCCAATCTCCACTACGTTGTCTTTGATAACCGCTCCTGGAGCCATTGCGCCAAGTCCACCTGGGAACATGTGAATGTCCCAACTCACTTCTGCGTTTGCTGGGATAGTTCGACATACTCCTTCTGGAACTATCTCTCCCCACTTTCCCATAGCGTACTCAGTGAGCATGCCTTCACGCCCTTCTGCTGTGATAATAGATGAGTTAGCGTGGTGTACGACAGCCTTGGCTTCACCTCGTGGCTTTACTTGTACTGCCTTGATGCATCTGTCTTCTGATATACCAGTAGGTACTAAATGCTTGTGCCATAGATCGTTTCCGTTTGCAGGAATGTCTATTGCTACACTAGGGATAATTGCGTCTGGTGCACCAAAGTCTGCTTCAAAGTTCCAAGCTTCTGGATCTCTTAGTGGAGGCGCTTGTACGATTGTATCTGGATCACCGTACATTGAACCACCGTTTACCCATGCAACTACAGCATCAATTTCTTCTTGTGCAAGTCGCCAATCACCTTGTAAGTCTTGGATGCCTATGCCGTGATCGTATGCATAAGGAGGCATTTCTCGTGATGCTACTTTCAATGCAATCAATGGTGCCCATGGGCGTACTTGCTCGTAGGTCTCAAAACTCATTGGACCAATACCACCTTCACGGTGACATACAACACAATTGTTGTTGATAATATCTGCTACTTCTGCTGTATAAGTTTGTCCGTTGACTCCCCCTGCAACAAATCCTATTGCAAAAAATGTAATCATTGATAATAATTTTTTCATAATACACCTTCGTTAGTTTAGTGAATGTATACTATTTATAATACGAAAAAAACGTATTACTAGTTTGTCACATTTTCTTGCAGACAAAAAAAAGGACTCCGAAGAGTCCTTTCAAAAACGATACCTTTAGGTATTCTTTTTATTTTTGATGCTTACATCAAGTTTGCTACCTTCACACGACGGTAGTACTGGTTACGATCAGCAGTGAATGTATCACCGTCAGTTGCGCCACCAGCTTGTGTTACGTATGGGTTAGCAATCATGCCGTAACGAGTCTTGAAGCCGATCTTAGGCTGGAAGGTGTTAGGGTCAATCGCACGAACCATTTGTAATGGAACGTATGGGCAGTAGAAGAGACCAGCGTCATATGCGCTAGTGCCTTTGTAGCCAGCTACGTAGAACTGTGCTGCTGCACCAGTGTTGGCACTGTATGGATCGATGTACACTTTGTAACGACCGTTAAGAACACCAGCGAAAGTATTGCCAGTATCGTCAACATTGAGGTTAGTAGAAAGTGCAGGAGTGTAATCAAGAACGCCTGCCATTGCGAGGGCACTTGCAACGTCTGATGAACAGATGATGAAGTTACCTTTGCCACGACGGGTGTCTTGTGCAATTACGTTAGCGTCACGCTCGATGTTGAACAACAAGCCTTTGAAACGCTCAACTGACCAACGACCGTTTGAGTCAACGTCAAGATCGAAAGTACCAGGAGTTGCAGTAGATGCTGCACCAGGCTTAGCGACTTTGTAGATTGTACGAATAACTTCACGGTTAATTTCAGCAAGAATTTCTTGTGAAAGAATGTTAGAAAGCTCTGACTCAGCGTCAAGACCATGAATTGCTTTGAGGTCTTGTGCGAGTTCTACAGTGTACTCAGCTTTCAATGCACGAGACTTAGCTGTAACAGTAGTCTTCTCGATTGAGAAAGCCATCTCGTTCAAAGTAGTTGAGTCGCCGAAACCTTCAGCAGTAGCAGTAGATACACCAACACCAGTAGTGTAAGTACCGTCAACTGGGTTTGAACCAGCATGGTTGCTTCCGCCGTTGCCAGAGAAATCAGTGTCAGCTTCGTTAAAGAGTGCTTCAGTACCAGATTGGCTAGTGTAGTGTGACTTCATAGCGAAGATCAAACCAGTAGGACCAGTCATTGGCTGTACACCAGCAACGTCATATGCCATCAAGTTAGGCAGCGCACGACGGACAAGGCTGATGAGGATTGGGTCATAGTTGTCAACACTAGCGCCAGTTGCGTTAGCGTGAGTTGCTTCCATGATACCCTTCTCTTCACGAAGGGCTCGTTCTTGGTTTTCGAGAACTACAGCAGTTACAGCCTTCTTATACGGATCTGCAATAGGTTGCAGGTCTGCATGCTCGAGGACTGGTGCCCACTTGCTCTCAATTTGCTCTGAAAGATACATTTAAGTCTCCTTGTTGTTTCAGTTTTGTTTTTATAATAACAGTACTATTTATAAAAAATTAATATTTAAAACTTAGTTGTTTTTGAAATTGCTTGAGCATACTTAGACATAACTCCACTAGTTACTTCGTCGGCTGCTTCAAATGTGTCCTCAAGTTTAGCTTCAGTAACTACATTCTCTTTCGGGAAATAGTTTTCTTTAACGACTTGAAGTTTTTGCTCATATGAATCCATACCTGTATAAGTAATGTCTTCGACTAATGTTGCAAATTTTTCTGCCTCAGTAGACGCTAAGCCTTCTGAGATCTTAGCAAATACTTGTTGCTTCTTCAAACTAACTGACTCTTCTTTGAGAGCCATATTGTTCTCAACTTCTTCGTCTAGTCTAGAAGCGAGGCTGTCAATTTGAGCTTGCATTTCAGCCATTACATCGTACTTTTCTTCAGGTACTTCAATGTAATGCTCTGAGAATACTTGCTGTAGTCCTTTGATAAATGACTCAGTTACTTCAGTACGGATGCCGCTTTCAATAGCGATTTGATTTTCTGACATCCAGTTTTCAGTAACGTAGCTGAGGTACTTATCAACATTTTCTACCATTTGCTCTAACTGTGATTCAAACTCTACGTTTGCAGCTTCAGTTAGCTCTTCTTCAATCTGTGCAATTTCAGCACTAACTCGTGAAGTAACAACAGCTTCAAATACTTCGGCTGCTTTTACTTTGAATTCTTCTGTGAGGTGATCTTCGTCAGCAAAGAGAGCTTTGAGGTCAGCTTCGAAAAGAGCAGCTTCTTCTACAGAAACTTCTTCTTCTGCAATTTCTTCTGCGTCTTCTTCTACTGCTTCTTCTTCAGCAATAACTTCATCAGTTACAACTTCGTCTTCAGCAATAACTTCTTCTTCTGCATCAGCTTCAACTTCTTCTTTCGCAACATTTCCAGCAGATGCCTTCTTCATTACGTCAGTTTCGCTTGGCTTATCATTAGTGAAGTTAGAAGGAGCTTCTTTAGCACCAGCACCCTTTGGCAAAGTAGTATCTTTGCTTTCTTTTCCTGCTGCTGCCTTACCCACAGGTGAAGTCAAGCCGCCTTCTGCATTGCCAGTACCGCTAAGGTCTTGCATTTCAGGATTGGCGTTTGAGCTACCTTGAGTAGGATTAGAAGCATCACCTTGTTGCTTATCTTTAGGACGGTTTGCAGCGCCCTCCATAAGCTCTCGGATTTTGGATTCTACACCCATGTTTATTCTCCTATTTCGGTTGTATTACTATGTTCTGATATATATTTATAAAAATTAAATTTTCGATAACTTGGATAAGAAGTTCTCAAATACCTGTAGTTTAACAGCTTCAAGTTCTTTAGTGCTTGCAGCTCTAATCATAGCCTTTGATTCTTCTAGTTCTTTCTCTTGCCAAATACCGTTCACAAATGTCCACTCTTTATTCTCCATGATACCTTGAACATAAGCATCAGGAGCTGAAGGATCGGCAACAATGTCAGCAGCAGTAGCTAACATGAAGTCTTCTTGCACTTCATTTACACCGTTTCTTTCTTTGAGTGAACCCAATCCACGAGAGCTAACGCCTAAGCTCGCACCCTCGTCAATAAGTTCTTTAACAATACGACCCATAGGTGTATCAAGAATCTTAGCTCTACCGATATAGTTGTCGCCGTCTTCTTTGAGACCTACAATCATATGAGATACACGGTCAAGATTAACTGTAGGACCTTCTGGATGTCCTAACTCGCCGTATGCTCTCTTCTTCTCGATAGATTCTTTTGTATAACGAGCAACCTCTTTCTGCATCACTTCTTTAGGATACATTCTACCATTACGGTTCTTGAGGTTTGACTGCAAGAAAACACCTTCAATGAAGTGTGACTTCTTACCAGTCTCTTCGTTAAGTTCGGAGATATATTTAATCTCTTCAGTAACTTCTTTTATTAGTTTCATTATCCTAAATCTCCGTCAGCATCTTGATGCTGCTGTGAACCATACCCAGCTATTTTAGAACATTCAACAATGATAGTACCTGCACCGTCCATTTCTACAACTATATCACTAGCATTTTCTGTAATGTCAGCAAAACCATAAAAGTCTAGTTTGCCTGAAAGTGACAACGTGTAAAGTACTTCTGAGTTTCTAGTAACAGTTCCAGTAACTCCTGAACCTAATGCCCAGTGAATAGCGCCGATATTAACAACAGGTGCCGCTTGAGTTTCAGTTGCTTTTTTAAGTGTAGTAGCTAAAGCAATAGTACCTGCTGCAGGAGTATTACCATCTTCTCTGACAGCCACAACTCCTTGAACCTGTGTTAGCTTTAATGTGTCTAATGTGACCGCCATTTTGTTCTCCGATTAGTTCTTTTTGTTTACTAACTAACAATTGTTTTTTTAATGTAAGAACCTAAAGTCTTTTTAGAAATCTCTTCGACTTCTTCTTTCATTTTCTTTTTATGGTTGCCGTGATTTGATTCTTCAAGAACTGCAACACCTTCTTCACCAACAGTTACAATCTCAACGCCATGTTCAAACATAACTTTGTACCATGCAACATTGCCGTCTGCATCTGGTAATGAGTGTTCGCCGAGAATAGGAGTGCCTTCACCGAAGCCTTCTTTGAAGATTTTAGTTGCACACATATGTTGGTCGTCTGGCAGTGAGCCTTTAGCTACACCGTCCATAGGCGCTTCGCTCATCGTGTTATGATCACAATCGCAATCTTCTTTAGGATTCTTAGGATCACACCCACACTCGCTACATGTCTCTTCGCTGTATGCTTCCTTTTCGTCTGCTTCTACGCCTTCTCTGAAGTTTTTAAACGTCTTCATTCTCGTCTCCAATAGTTTCAGGTTCTGCGGCAGGATCTACTTCTAGTACATGCTCTTCGCCGTCTGCTAAACCCATTGCTTGCATATCTGGATTCTTAAAAACTGACTGTGCCAATTCTTGTTTATAATCATTGACTGCATCGCTTGCTCGGTCAAACATAAGTGAGTTAAACTTGTCTTGTACTTCACTCGCTTTACCTTGTGCCATGCTGTCTAACATATCTCTTATTGCTGCTTGCTGATCCATAATTATTCTCCTGTGTCAACTGGAGCCGCATCTTGCGCCTCTTGATCTTGTTGTGCCATATTCATTTGATGCTGTTGATCTTGTGTTATAAAAGGTTGCTCTAATGCCAAATCACTTTCTATTTGAGAAATCTCTTCGTCAGTGAGCATTAACACATTGCGCTGAACATATGATTTACTGAACAAAGTACCAATATAACTAGCCATACCGTTCAATACTTCAACTCTGCTTCTTAATATTTCTTGATTCTTTGATTCTGTATAGTAAGCATCTTGTGCAAACTTATAAAACAAATCATCTTTAATATCATTCCAGTCTTCTTCTGTGATAATATTTTTGAGAAGAAGTTGTGTCTTCAACAAGTCATCAAACATAACTCCAAACTTTGTTCTAAGTCTAGACACAAACTTTGTAAACTTTAACTCGTCTCTATTGATTTCAGCAGAACGACCAAAGTTTAGGCCTGCTTGCTGTTCTAATCTAGAAACAGGAACATTTAATGATTGATAGAGTTTCTTTTGAAAGTAAACTACATCTTCAATCTGTCCTAAGTTTTGACCTGCGGGCAATGTATCGATTGAAGTACCGTTACTGCCTTCTCTACGTGGCAACCAAAAGTCTTCCAACATAGACATAAACTTCTTATCATCACGGACTTCACCTGTACTAGCATCGTATACTAGTTTGTTACGGTAACGATCCATGATATCTTTGAGATACTGTTCTGCTTTATTAGTAGGCAAGTTACCTACGTCAACATAGAATATTCTTCTTTCAGGAGCTCTCGTAATCCTATAAATGACTACGGCATTCTCCATCATTCTAAGTTGATTCGCAGGACGAATGGCTTTATGTAGATAAGACAAAGCAATATTCTTATCTTGATCTACTAATCCAGAAGGAACATAACAAATGGCATCTTTAGTAATCTTTAGAGCATTGTCATTCATGGGAGCTTTGTATTGTGCTGCTCTCTGTGACATACCTTTCTCGTTGAAAATATAAAACTCTTCAACGTCTTTAATAAACTGTATGCCTTGCTCGTTCTTTTCTTTCTTTACTTCTTTGACCTTAGTAATCTTACGTGGGTCAATGTAACGGATATCTCTAATGCCTTTTCTAGGATTAGCAGTATCAATTACTTTATGGAAATACAGACGTCCGTCAACATACCAACGTCTAAAATAATCGTGAGACCTGTTCTTGAAATCAAGCATCTCAACTATGTTTTCAAACTCATCTTGAATTTGTTTTTTAACTGCATCAGAAACTTTCAACTTATCTGTGTCTAATGTCACAGGGTCTTCGTCATCTAAATTAGCAATCGCATCGTCAATGATATCTTGTATTGCAGTATCAACATCAGCCATCAAAGATATATCTCTATATCGCTTGATTAACTCTGCTTCGTTATTTGCAATACCTTCGATATCGAGATACGTGCCGTAATAACCACCAGCACGTATACTCTCTACACCGCCCTCATCAGAAGGAGCCACGAAAGACTTTTCGGTCTTAGGCGGCTGCTCCCTTGAGATATTAAACCCAAATATATTCATTCTAAATTAAATCCTTTTCACGCTACGACTAAAAGTTATCGTAGTGTTGATATTGGAAAGTCACCGTAAATTCTTCAATGATGTCGTTTTGTGCGTATTGTAGTGCAATTTCAGACATCTGAATTGGGAATGCATTGCGTAGTATGTAAGTACCACCACGCAATACATCATCATTTCTATCAAGATGCTGAACAGTAAGGTCTGCTTGGTAGTCTACTGGATTCAAGAAACCAGTGTTCTCAGCAGTAGCATTCATGCCTTCCATCCATTGTTCGAATGGACGACGGAGAGATTGACCGCTGTCGTTGACAATAGTGATAGTCCAAGGATCGAAAATCCTTTCGCCTGCCAACTTAACTTCACGGCCTCTGTACTGAATGATAGCTGGATTAACAGTTGAAGCAGGAACTGCTGCACCTGAAACAAGCAAACTGTAAGAAGGATCAGCTCCTGTGACATAGCTTGGGAAGCCTAGCAAGACTCTAAACTGGTTAGGTCTTGCTCCTCCGGCGCCTAGTCGAGCTTTAAACTCTGTAATGTTCATTTATATCTCCTGTTTCCTTTTATTTATAAGCCTAAGCACCAACTTCTTCAAAAGCAATACCCGTTCTAGTAGCAACGAAGTTAAGCTGAATGAAGTTGATTGACTTTGCTGGCTGAATGAAAATATCCGCTACAAATTGATTTGTATCTATTACTTGTGTAGTGTTATTTGTTTCATCACAAATTACACGGAAGTCGTAAATACCTCTGCGACCTTGAACATCACGCAAGAATGGTTCAACCAAGTTCTTGAATTGTGCCCTAGTAAACGCATCGTTGAATTCAAACAACTGGAACTTAGCTGCTGTAGCGATTGCTTTTTCAAGTGTAATAAACAGTCTACGAACATTGATTCGATCAAATGCACTTGGCTTTTCAAGCAAAGTTTTATCGCCGAACAATACAATACCTGAACCAGGGAAGCCAACAACAGGATTTACACCTGCTTTGTAAAGCGTATCACGGTCAGTCTTGTTTGGAGAGTAAGCTAGTTTAACTGCATTCTTGATTGCGCCACGATTGTAGCCTGCAGGTGAGAACCAAGGATCTGCTACGTTATCAGTAGAAGCACACAGACCTGCAATGTCACCATTACAAGGAACCCATACATACTGGTCATAGTAGCGGTTGTACATGTACTTCCAACCAGAATCAAATACTGCAAAAGAGCTTCTAGTGTAGGATGCAACTTCAGCAACAATCGAAGTTGCTTCAGAACCTACGTTATCAAGAACAGATGTTGCTGCTGGTGAAACAAATACCATACAGTCTTTACGAATTTCTGCAACATTATCGATGACATAATCACCAACAGTAGCAGAAGCTGCGCCTACAAAGATTAAGTTGACATCTACAAGCTCGTCATTTGAAAACAATGCATAAGCTGTTTGAAGATCAGCGTCATCAGTAGTGCCGTCAGCACCTAGTGTCAGTAATACATACGCTTCAGAAGCAGTTGCATCACTCGTGTAAGTAACACTGTTAGACAATGTGCCCCAGTTGTTGCCTGCATCTGCAGGATGACTTGTCCACCAAACATACTGCGATCTTTGATTGATTACAGTTCTGTAGTAGTTTGAACGACCAACTGAATCAGTAGCATCAGATGCTTTTGAAACGCCTGCAAACTTCTCAAGAATAGTACCAGCAGTTCCTGTGAAGTAACCACCCGCATCAATTACAATAACATGCATTTCATCGTTAGAGCCGTTAGCAGCTGCGGCATATGTTGAAGTACTTGGAGCGTAATCAAACTGAGCTGCATATGGCCAAGCGCCTCGCTTGAATGCTGCACCAGTAACTGCGACTGCTGCATTAGCACTTAGTGTCAATGAAGTAGCAGATGCAATTGCGCTAACAGTACCGATAGTAGCACCGGTGCTATCTTGTAATACAGATCCGACAATAAGCTCGTCATCAAATGCAGTGCCAACACCAGTAACTGTTGTGCTAATAAGTGTAGTTGTGATAGTACCTGTAATTGTTGCAGCTGCAAAATTAGATGAATCAGCAAAAGATACTCTTAATGAGTTACCAAGTGCGCCAGGATATTTTGCTGCCCACATACCGTTAGCAAAAGATGCTGTGCTATTGTACTTATCTTCGTTTTCGATTAGTACACCAGCAGTTGCACCTGCATTTAGTGCTGCACTTGTGTCAATAGCACGAACTATTTTAAGTGCGCTAGTGTAAGCTAGAAATGAAGCAGCAGCAAACCATTCTCTGTAAGTAGTACCGGTGATTGGTGGAAGACCAAATCTAGATACTAACTCATTCTCTGAGCTAATAGTCACTACTTCATTTGCTGGACCCCAAAGAAAGTCTCCAGCAGTACCACCTATTGAGGTACCAACTGCGGGAACTACTGAAGTGAGGTCTTTTTCTGTTACCTGGACTCCAGGTGATAGCTGAAAAGCCATATTTATTCTCCTCGTTAAAAATCAGACAACATTTTTATTGTTTGTTTCGTCTGATTATTTATAACTTTTAATATTTGAACTTAGACTCTTTGAGCCGTTTGTCGTACTCATCGTCTGTTAGCCAGTAATCTCCGCCTGCTACCCATGCTGGTGGCGCATCATCGCTCTTTCTCATTACAAATGGAGTGAGATTCTGTGTAATACTTTGCATTTCTTGCTTGTACAGCCCTTCTCTAGTATTGACATCTACTAACTCTTTGAAGAAAGGCATAGTAGATAGCCAGCCAAACAATACCATACACATAACACAGTCATCATTATATCCTTCGTCTGCTTGATAAGTATTACCTTTCTCAACGAAAGTAGATATCTCACTAATAATGTCTGCATCAAATACTAAAAGTTTGTGTTCTTCCATAAGAGACTTGAAGTTAAAACATCCCTGTCTCTTTACTTGTTTAGATGTATTCACGCCGAGTCTTGTAGACTTACCAAAACCAGGTGATACATACTGTCTTGATTTTTCCGTCACCGTACTAAAGATATTGTCGTATTCTATTTCTTCGTGTAATATCTCTACTACTTGTCCGCCAATGTCGTTTGTTTCAACGAGAACAAAGGCTTTATTATAATCTTCACCTACTTTAGCTATAACATTAGGATAAAGCATAGGTGCAATTTTATTGTTTCGATACTTTGCCACAACCCTGTATGGCATTTCTGTAATATCGAAAACAACAAATGCTGAATAGTCGCCGCCAATACCTCTAGCTGTGTCTACTGTAATACAATAATAATGATTCTCTTTAGGGTCTTCATATATATCAACAGCGTTTCCTTCAGAATTGTCATAAAGAACATCCTTAGAACTTAGTGTTGCAATAGTTCTGCCGTTGATAAGTGTGTTTGATGATCCTAAGAAGTCACACAATACTTCCTGTGTAAACTTCAGCTCGCCGAGAAGTTTAAGTTGCTGCTCTGCCCATGCTTCATCTCTGCCTGGTATCTCAGTGTAGGGAATGAAGTGACTAACAAATCCATTTGTACCTTTCTCTGCCTCGTTCCAGAACTTCCAGAAATGATTGTATCCTAGAGGCGTAGATGTGAGTAGAATCTTTGTAGTTTCACCAGCAGAAATTGTAGGATAAACTGAAGCAAAGAATTCGTCTGCAACATTGTTTGGAATGATTGCCGCTTCGTCAATGTACAGCCAGTTTACAGACTTACCACGAATACCAGATGTTGTTGTTGCTGCTGTGAATACTCTACAATTATTCTCTAACTCAACATCACCTTTGTTCCAAGTCTTTACGCCTTGCTGCATCCATATAGGAAGATTCTCATACATCGTTTGATAACGAGCAAGTACTTCTCTAGCAGATGCAGTTTTGTTCGCCATGATAGCAACTGTCTTGTCTGCGTTGAAAATAGTGTAGTGAAGAATACATGCAGCAGCAGTAACAGTCTTTCCTTGCTGTCTGCCTTCCATGAGAATAACTTTACGCTCGTTGACAATAATTTCAACTTTTTTCTTTTGGCATTCGTAAAGTTTAAAAGGCTGAAGGCCTCTATCGAGTGTAATAATTTTACAAAAGTTTTCGATGAAGTAAATTGGATCATCTTTACATTTAAGATAATCTCTAATTTGTTCTTCAGTGAAATCATGTTTATGCCCAATCGATTTTAGATTAGGATTACCATGATAGGAAGTTTCTTCTGTCATGTTTTAGTCTTGCTCAATGACCTGTTCGGCATTTAAAGCTCTTAACAAGTCTTTAGTGCTTCCAACAAACATATTGTTATTAGTAACATTTGCTTGCTTAGGCTTGGCATCTTCTCCTTTCACTTTTTTTGCTTGAGCTTGTACGTCAAGCATATCTTTTGCATTATCTTGTAAAGTTTTGATGAGCTGACCCGCAACTTCATATGCTCTAGGTTGGTCGCTATTTCTAGCTATGTGAAGCATGCCTTTGATAGCTTCTTCGCTATACTCAGCAGTTCTTTTTAGAATATCTCTAGCTTCTTGAAAATCGTCCTCTAAATCTTTTTCTGCATCAGCAGGTGGCACAGGAAGATTATTCTCTTCTCGTGTTTGTTTTAGATTGCTTTCAAGTGCTTTTGTTTTATCTTTTGTATTAAATGTATTATCTAATTCTTCAAATGGATTATTCAATCTCTTCACCAAAACTTTCAAGTATTGTAGTTATATATTCATATTCATCTGCTGGTGTTAAAGTATTATCTGTTACGCCGTTAATACCTACAGTAGATGTACTCTTAACTCTAACTGCTGATAAGTCATCGTTCTCATATAACTTAGCAATAGATTCTTTAATAATGCCAGCGTTTGTAACAGGACCGTAAAAGTTTAGTCGCATTGTAAAGTTTAGCGTCCATATAATACTTTGCCTGTCTGCTAAATCGCCTTCATAGTTGTCATCATAATCAATATTATCTAGAGTTATTTTTATATCTCTTTTAATGCCAAGTACAGGTAACTCGTTTACTGTGATATTAAAATCTGGATTAAAGAAAGGCAGTATCTGTTCTACGATGCGCAATCCATCTTCTTGATTCTTAGCAAATATGTACAATGCAAGTGACATATTATAAGGAGTCGCTACAAATGAAGATCTGACTGTATTTGGATTATCTCCTTCACCGACTGCCTTGTTTCTTTGTATAGGAGAAACTTTACGAGAAGGATCATATGTTAGTTGTTGAATCTCGAATCCCATCCTAGGCAAAACGATTGCTACTTCGCCACGAGATTCTGCGTCAGGTATTAATGCGATACGAGAAAGAAACTTTTGCTTTGTTGAATACGAAAGAGGCACTCTCATTACTTGAATAAGTTCGTCTAGAGTATTTCTTCTTTCAATGCGAATATTATTGAATATCATTCCAAAAGCGACAATGGCTTTTCTAATATGTTCGTGATAAAATTGAGTATCTTTAAACATTAGCCGATCTCCCCGAACGGATTAACTTCTGAGAAATCTAGGATATCGTCTGATTCGTTTTCAATAATAAAGTTTGTGTTGTCTGTTGCAGCAGTTGCCTTGTTAAGCGCATAGTCTTCTAGTATTATAGAAGTGCCATCTTCTTGGAATAACAACGTGCCGTCTTCTAACAAGAATTGATACAAGAACATATCAATGTTCTGTTCAACATAAATTGCATCAATGACTTCAATGCCTGTTTGTATAATCTCAGATGAGTATTCAAACAACTCACACTGCATCTTAAACACATTAATTTTGCTTAGTTGATAGAAAGGATTTTGAAACTCAACTAACTTGATTTCAAACAAAGAACCAGTCAAAGGAAAGAATAGTAGATCTCCTTCAGAAGGTCTAGCATCCAAAAGAAACTCACCACCGCTAGTTTCTACCATCTGTTCCCATCTTCTCTTAGATAGAACAAATGTAGCTTGATCTCGAATCTCAATACCAAACTTTGTAAATAAGTCTCCTTGCCCCTCAAATCCATCTATATTGTCAAAATACATTTCAACAGGATAGGCTTGAGTAAACTGAGACAAAGTTGCCTCATCAAAGATAGAGTCTTCGTTTACAAGAGTTCTAGGTAGATAGTAAATGTCGTGACCGTATATCTTCAGGCTCTCAATAACAAGATCTTCTATAAGACGCTGTTCATTGGTTGTTCCTGCTGTCAGACCACTTTGAAAATAAAAGTTTGTAGGCATGGGTCTATCCTACATAGAACGAAGGA